ATAAGGAACATTATCAAATTTGATAATGAGAATCAGCATTCTATTTTAGCATATAAAGATGGCCCATATCGTAAGCCATTAGAAGAAGCAGGAGCTAAAATATTAATACCCACAGATAAAAATCAAGTCAGCGTAGAAGCTGATGTTTTACACGTTCACACCGGAGGCGACGTAAGTCATGTCGCTTTAAATTATGGAAAGAACTTTCCTGTAGTAGAAACAATTCACTCGCCAGTGAAATCGCCCATGCGGCCGGAGTGCATTAAACAGCGCATAGGAGTCAGCGACGCTGTAACCAAGATAAACAATAATTGTATCACTATATATAACGGCCTTGATCTAAAAGAATTAGAGCCGACAATTGAGCCTAAATTTATCAAGTCACTATTAGGCATGGTAGAGCCTTGGCCGGTTATTGGTAGATTAGGAAGAATAGGCCACGATAAGGGAATGGAAGATTGGCTATTGACATGCTATTACTTGCAGCAGAATGGCCTTAATTTCTATCCTCTTATAATTGGAGGGGAAGCGCTAAACAGCAATGGATATATTGGCAAGCTAAAGCTAATGGTTGAATCGCTACCGATTAAAAATGTTATATGGACAGGCCACATCGATGACGTCGCCAACTATTTACAGATTATGGACGTATTCCTATATCCCTCAGCAACGGAGGGATTTGGCTTAGTATTTGCAGAAGCTATGTATAACGAGGCAATCGTGGTTACATACGATACCCCGGTAGCAATTGAGATTGTAGGAGGCCATGGAATACTGACACCGAAAACAATAGACGGCCTTATGTACGGAGTGCAGCAAGCCCTTAATAAGGAAATGAAGGAAACCATCCGGCCAATAGCCAGGGATTTTGTAGTAACCGAATTCAATGCAGAGTTAATGGCCCAAAAATATATGGAGGTATACGAAAATGTTTGCGAAGATTAGAAATCTATTTCGTAGAATATTTGGCATAGGAAAATATAATGCAGACACCCATGAACAGAAGCCCATTAATAGTTTGGTCAGGGTAAAACTTAAACACTATAGCACAATTGCAGAATTGCTGAAGCGAAATGCCAAGACGATTATAGTCAGACTTCCTGACGGCCATATTATAAAAAGACATATTGAAAAACATGTTGTAGGAGCAACTCAATGAGTGAATTCACAGATATACTAACTGCAAGCCTAAACATAAAGAGGATAAGCGATAAGCTGCTTGATGAAGTAGCTGTCCAGGCGTCAATGACTGCAGATAGGCAACCGGCCAGAGCAACACGACTAAGAATCGAATTGAGTGGATGCACGATATCTGGTGGATTAATATCAGTTAATGGATCCACACTTGAAACATTTGCATTTACTGCCAACGGATACAGCATAGGCGAAAAAGACTTCACGAGCATAACCGGAATCACGATAACCGGCATATCTGACGGCCTTATTGAGATAAAGGCAGTATCAAGGACCGGGCAACCAATTAACCAGGAGGCGACAATACATAGCAACCTGCCAGTTAATTTCTTCGCTATTAGCGGACAATTGAGAATGATGGCAAGCGGACAAGAAGTAATATCGAAACACAAGTTTATGTTTGCACCGGACAAGCTGCTTGAGGAAAAAGATATCATATACGCAGTATCAAATATAAATGGATTAACCAGAGGCGAGATCACGTTCGTGGAAAGCATTATTGATTTTAATGGATCAACACACCACCACGAAGCAGAGGTCAAACCACTATAACCAAAAGGAGTAAGAACCATGAGCGACAGCGCCAAAAAATACTCAATTATTATGGTCACCTATAACGCCCTTGAGCATACAGTTAAATGCTTGCAGAGCCTTTATAAGTTTACTGATGCCTCCAGTTTTGAATTAATTATAGTAGACAATGCCTCAACAGACGGCACTAAGGGATACCTGAAAGAATTTGAAAAACACCACGAAAACTGCCAATTTATCTGCAATGACCTTAATCAAGGCTTTTCTAAGGCAAATAACAAGGCCTACGAAGCCGCCACAGGCCGATATATAGTATTCCTGAATAATGACACCATATTGAACCAGAACTGGCTACAGCGCTTAACAGCGTGTCTTGAGGGTTATTCTGGCAGTAAGGTTGGAGCGGTTGGACCGGTATCTTGCAATTCAGCCGGCAGGCAAATGGTTGGAAAGCAGGATCCTGAAGAATGGTATAAAACACATAGGGGCCAATGGGGACTAACCGGCCGGCTCTTTGGTTGGTGCATTTTAGCCAAGAGGGAAATGCTTGAAGATATAGGCTTATTTGACGAAGACCTGGTCAACGGCTTCGAAGATAACGATTTAAGCTTTAGAGCGCAATTAAAAGGATGGAAACTTATTATAGCAGGGGACACCTATATCCACCATACAGGCCAGGCTTCATTCATGACAGGCGCCAACTGGGTAAAGAAATATATGGAAATGGGCGATAAGAATCAAGAAACATTCTATAATAAATATCGCACAGATATACCCAAAAAACTTGTGGCAGTTTATCGAACCGGAGGAGGCGAACACTTAGAAGAAAGCCTCAGGCAGACATCTAAGTTTGCCGATTCGATCATACTTCATTTTTGTAGAGCGCCTAAGGAGTTTAAGTTTTCCTTTGGAGATACAGTCCCGGCAACAGGCGCAGGTAGTAGAGTCAATTATGAGAATTATTTGACTACTAAATTCCCTAAAATTAAAAAAGTAGAATTCTATGATGGGCCATTCCAAGAGGACTACGAACGCAACTGGTTGCTGCAGGAAGCACTTAAAATGCAGGCTAAAGGCGAGGCAGACTGGTGCATATCGGTAGACGATGACGAAATCTACGAGGACAAGTTTGTCGAACGCTGCCAAGCGATGATGAACCCAAGCAATCCTGAAACATTAGGTTACTGGTTCAGGTGGCGAACAATATGGGATGTAATTGACGGACAGGAATACTTCAGAGCCGACAGCACGTTCGGTCACTTCCAAAATTATCGCTTCTTTAGATTGATACCAGGACAGGTAATAACTTCAACACACCCGGAAGGACACCATTGCGGAAGCGCTCCAATCATTCCAAAAGAAAATCTCGCATGGACATCGCTAAGAGTTAAGCACCTTGGATATGACTCACCAGAACAGCGCCAGAAAAAGTATGAGTTTTATCAAGCCAATGACAACTTTAAAGATGCACGCTCAATAGGCAATAAGGATTATGGCCATTTGATAGACAAAGAGGTAGAGCTGAAGCCTTATCATAAAGATAACGGAATATCACTAATAATGACGATCAAGAATGAGGAACACAATATAATCAGGTGCCTAAGAAACGTGGCACCAATCATCGATGAATTTATTATAGTAGACACCGGATCCGAAGATAAGACAAAAGAGAAAGTGAAACAGTTTGCTGAAACGGCCGGAGTACCAGTCAAGATAGTCGATTATCCATGGTGCGATAATTATTCGAAAGCGAAAAACTTCGCCAAGAAATTCGCAACCGAGAGGTGGATATTAAACCTCGACGCTGACGAACTATTTGACCAAAGGGAACTGCACACACTTGCAGATGTGGTTGAGCATGATATTGATATCGTGCTGTTCCACGTTTTGAATTATATAAAAGAACCGAGCAAAGGGAAAGACCCGGTCTATGCCTCAACTGAAGCAATAAGACTATATAGAAATATCCCGGAGTTTTACTATACAGGAATCGTTCACGAAACCCTTGATGACGCAATATCAGCAATGAAGCGCAAGAAAGTAGTGGGCATTATAAGAGCGCCACTCCCAATACACCATAGGGGATATTTAAAGGAACCTAAAAAGCTCGGTGCAAAATTTGAATATTATGCTATGCTTAACAAGAAACAGATTGAAGTAACCGAGGGAGTAGACCCAAGGCCTCACTTCAACCTGGCATTGCACCACCTAAATGATGACAATGGGGAACAAGAAGCACTCAAATGCTTCCAGGAAGCGCTAAGGATAAAGCCAGACTTCTGGCATGCCAATGCACAGATGGCATCACTTAATATCAAATCAGCTAAATATTTTCTTGAAAGAGTAGTAAAGGGAATCAGGCCAGACCACGCATATGCGAAAGAGGCAAAGGAAATACTTGATTTTCTAAACACTAAATCAATAGGATACCAGAAGGTAGAGGTTCACTAATGCCAGTTAAGAATGCTGCTGTTATCGCAAAAAATATCGATCGTTTTGGCGGCGGATTTTTAAAACACGTCAATAAAACTATGGAGCAGATTGTGCGATTATTAGACGGCGAGGTTGAAAGGAACATATCCTCAACCGATTATTCTCTTGCAGACTTAGCCAGAATGGGACACCCATATGCAAAGCGACATGGTCCCAAGGGAATACAGATCCACGATCCATACTGGACAGTACATACTCAATCAGGCGACCTATTGAATAGCAAATATAAGAACACTAAAAAGGCGAGCGTGATATCTGGTAACTTATCGGCCGGAGCATACGTCGGAGTGGACGAACAAATAGCTCCACATGCCAATGACGTAATATACGGCACAAGCAGAATGATACCTCGTGATTTTTTAGGAGGCAGCATAGAAAAGGTTAAGAAGCCAGTATATAAACACCTGAAGGATAACCTTAAATCAATGGCAACGCAATTCAAAGCGAAAGACACAATATGAGTGATAGTATAATTCTTGATGTGTTTGAAGTTATCAGAAAAACGTTATTGGCTAATAGCGACGTGGTCGCATACTTAAAAGACCATATGCATGTAAGCCACATAACCACTGTGGACAATCCGGTATACCCGGCACTTTCAATGACTCTACTGCCGGCCTCGCCAGACTTTGCGGTACCAACAATGGAATCAATGAGCATACAGCTTGATTTATGGTTTAAGTCTGCAGACTATTCATGGGATGATGTTTTTCAATGTCACGCCGATATTAAAAGCGCTTTACACAGGCAAAGATTATCTGACACAGATATCGGCATAACCATAGGGCAAATATATGAATCATTAACCGGACCGCAAATGTACGAGCAGGATACCGGGTTAATGCATTTGCCAATACGATACGAGGTGGTAGCATATGGCTAAATTAAAATTATGGTATTGCAGTAGCTGCAAGGCTATATTGGGACACATAGAAGATAATATATGCCGAATTAAGAGAAAAGATTTATATGTTGAGATTACAGAAGCAGATAAGATATTCACAGTTTGCTATAAATGCGGCAAGCCACAGGCAATACAGAACGTCCAAGAGGCGCCGAGCATTAATCAGAAAAAAGAAGGAGGTGACTAATCATGGCTTATAATGTTCCTACATACGAACATAAGAAGTTTTCTTTTGGCCCGGGTATTCTTTACATGGGCGCACAGGGAGCAACTCCAGAAATCGAAATAGGAGCTGTAAAAGGTAACGCTTCTTTTGCGGTAACCAGAGAGCGTCTTGAAATCTTTGCAGGAAGCCCACAGACTAAGATAAAGCAATATGCAATCAAAGAGGAGGCGACCCTGAAGATTACAGGTATCGAATGGGATTTAGATAATCTTTCCTATGCACTCGGTGCCGGAGTAACTGCTCACAGCGCACCTGATGAAACCTTTGAATTTGGAGGCGACATGGGCGTCAGCAATAGAGCGCTTAGATTTGTGCATATACAACCAGACGGATCAACTATTGACTTGCACATATTTAAAGCAGAAGGCTCTGGCGCTATGGAAATAGCATTCAACGAAACCGACACCCACGAATTCCCATTTGAATTCCATGCACTTGAAGGCTCAACTGATTTTGAAGGTGTAGTATTAGCAGCAAAGAAGAAGTTATTTAAAATTACGAGAACAGTAGCAGCTTAACACAACCAAAAAGAGGGAGCTACAAGATGGCTAAGGACCTTGATATTCTGTATCCAGAAGGAGCAAAGCTAATAATAGGCGGTAAAGATTTTTCTATTAAACCATTGGTATTTGGTCAGAGGACAAAACTGCTAAGAACAGTAACAAAGATAACTGCTGAATTAGCAAAGAAGTATCCTAACATCGGAGCCGGAAACCTAAAGGTTGAGGACATGATAGAGCCATTCTGCGAAATAGCAGGCGACAGAATGAAAGCAGTTTATTCAATACTTCTTGGAGTAGACGAAAAATGGATAGAAGATAACCTTGACTTACCGAGCGAGGTTGCTTTGATTTCTTTATTTGTAGAGCAAAACAATCTACCTTTTTTAGTCCGCCAGGTCAAGGGAATGTCGTCGATGGTAAAGGACCAGATGAACTTGGCGAAGTCATAGTATATTTAGTTAAAAAGCTCGGGACGACAAAAGAATATATATCAGACAACATGACCTTTGATCAGATCCAATTATTCTTTAAAATATTGACCCGGCAAGATATAGCTCAAACGAAATTAGAAGCAGCGTGGACATTTAATGCAATGGCCTCAGCAGTTAGCGGTAAGGGCGAAGAATTTAAGAAAATGCTTGATAAATTTGGGGAACCAGAAAATATCAATGATGATCTTAAACAAGCCGAAGCAGAAGGCTTTAATATAGTAGAGAGGTAACTCGCATGGCAAAAACAAGTTTAGGCACCTTGGTAGTTGGATTTGAAACTGATCTAACCAAACTAAATGAAGGGTTAAAGACAGCCAACCAAAGAATTAATAAGTCAAGTGGCGAGATATCTCGCATGGCCAGTCAGGTTGGCCGTCAGATGACTATCATGGGCGGAGCCATAACTGCCGCCATGGGATTAATGGTCAAATCGTCTATTGATTTTGAAGATGCCTTTGCCGGAGTAAGGAAAACAGTCGATGCCACAGAAAAAGAATTCGCCCAATTAAGCGACGGCCTGCGAGAACTATCCACAGAGATACCATTGACCGCAGTAGAATTGGCCGGTATACAGGAAATAGCCGGACAACTTGGAATCAGAGGAGTTGAATCCCTTAATACATTCACAGAAACGATTGCCAAGATTAGCGTAACCACAAACTTAGTGAAAGAGCAAGCCGCAACTGACTTCGCTCGAATCGCTAATATTATGCAAGAACCCATCACTAATGTAGACAGAATGGGAGCGGCAGTAGTAGACTTAGGAAATAACTCGGCAACCACAGAAGCCGAAATCGTTAATTTTGCCAATAGGATAGCCGGCGCAGGAAAAGTAGCCGGATTAACAACTGCAGATATCTTCGGATTTGGTGCGGCATTTTCTTCTGTAGGTGTAAGAGCAGAAAGAGGTGGAACAGCAGTAAACAAAGCCCTAATAATGATGGGAGCAGCAGTAACTGACGGAGGTAAAAAGCTACAGAATTTCGCAAAAGTTGCCGGATTAACAAGCGAAGAATTTGTGAAAGCATACCAAGAAGACGCAGGCAAAGCGTTCTCTTTGTTTATAGATGGATTGGGAACTGCAGGACTTGAGGGAGCTGCTATATTAGAGGAGTTAGAACTTGGCGATCAGCGATTGATTCAGGCATTTCTATCAGTAGGAGGCGCAAGCGGCATATTAGCAAAATCATTGGATAGGGCTAATAAGGCATATGCAGAAAACACCGCATTGACCATAGAAGCCGAGAAGCGATTCAAGACAACAACCTCACAGCTTAAAATATTATTAAATACAGTAGTTGAAGTAGGCCGGCAAATAGGCGACACATTGATGCCGGCTATGCAACCAATTATAGATACCTTTAAAGAATGGTTGGAACGAATAAGCAATTTTATTAAAATGCACCCACAGCTAACCGCAGCAATCGCAAAAATAGTGACTGCACTTGGATTATTAATGCTCGCATTTGGTCCACTTTTGGTTTATTAATGCTCGCATTTGGTCCACTTTTGGTAATGCTTCCGGGACTTATTGCCTCTTTTACATTCTTGAGCGCCACAGTTATCCCGGCATTGGGCGCTTCAATGATGTGGCTTATAGCCAGTCCATTGGGCCTGATGATATCAGGCATTGCATTATTGGCGACAGCTTGGTATAACAACTGGTTCAATATGCAGGAAACAACCAGGATAAGAGCAGAGCAAATCGGCAAGTTTATGGACAACCTCACTAAGAATTATACTCGCTTCTTTTTGGCTGTTCAGGCAATGAACGATATCCCTCTATGGAAAAGAACACTCGACCCATTCGGAAGTCTAAATAAGGCGTTTGCTGAAGCCGACGCACTTATTGAGGAGTTTGGATATTCTGCTGAAGTTAACTTCGGCGAGAGGCTACCTAATGCAGTTGACGTGGCCATAGACAAAACCCAAGAGCTGAAAGATTTAATCGGAGGAATATCGCCTGCACCCATAGTTGAGGACGTAACGTCTAAAGTAAATGTCGAGGGAATTGGTGCTGTTCCATTCGGACCGGTAGAAGAAAGCGTGGCAAAACTTCTCGAGCAAGAGGAAAGTAAAAGGGCAATAGTAAGCGAAACAGATAGGCTATTTAAGCAATTTAGAGATAACAGAATAGCAGCTGATTCTGATTATTATCTTCAGGACAAAATTAAATTTGAACAAGGAATCAATGAGAAGATATCGCTTATCCAAACATATAACACAATGTGGATGCAGGCGCATGCAAGCATGGCAGCATTAGCAGATAACTTTATAAAAAGCTTTCATGCCGGATTTTCTTCAGCATTAACCGATATCATCATGGGAACAAAGTCAGCGAAAGAAGCATTTAAAGAATTCGGGTTACAGATGATTGAATCGATCGTCGGCTATCTGGCAGAGCAAGCCTCTGCGTGGGTTATTACCCAGGCATTGCAAGGCGTTATCATGGCCGCTCAAACAACCATGGCAGCCGCAACCGCAGCAGCATGGGCGCCGGCAGCAGCTATGGCATCCTTGGCATCGTTTGGATCCAATGCAGTACCGGCACAGGCCGGAATTGCAGCCACAACAGGATTGGCCCAGGCATTAGCAATCCCCAGATTTGCAACTGGTGGCATAGTAACAAAACCGACAATAGGGCTTATAGGCGAAGCGGGTCCGGAAATGATAACACCATTGAACGGAGCCGGCATCGATGTAAGCATGAATCTATACGGCGATATAAATACACCAGTAGATTTGGATGAACTAAAAAATGACCTTGGCGATGAAGTTAAAAAAGCCATAAGAGGTCGCTAAAAAAAGGAGCAAAGATCGTGAAAGGTACTGTCAAATGGTTTAGTGCAGAAAAAGGGTTCGGTTTTATTACAATGGAAAATGGCAAAGACATATTCGTACACCACAGCGCCATACAGCAAAAAGGATACAGGACCCTTGATGCTGACGATGCTGTAGAGTTTGACGTAGGGGATTCGGACAAAGGACCACAAGCCGAGTGCGTAGTTAAAATATAAAGGAAAAATTCAATGTCAATATGCCTTAAGGACTCAAGTGATAATATTTACACATTCAATAAAACGTTTGATATTAAAGGCCTACCTTTTAATATAAGAATAAACGGCCAGGCACTTGCATACCATCATGGCGTCAAGGACATCGGCGACAATAAGGTATCCGAAAGAATGATAACGCTTGAAGGGCATATCTATGGCGACACGAAAGCTGCATACGACACAGCGCTAAGTGATTTATATGCTGCCATTTATAAGCAGAATCAAACGCTATACTATGACAGCGACCAATACATAAATATAAAAAGCATATCGAAAGTTTATCACCGGATAGTTAAAGGCGCATTTGAAAGAGCAGCCGAAGTTGAAATAAGACTATTGGCAGAGGATCCATTCTTTTATAAAAATACACAGTCAGCGAGCTTTGAATCATTAGAAACAAGCGGTCAGCAATTCGACGTCTACAACCCGGGCAACATCGAAGTATTCCCAGTAATAGGAATGACGACAAGCGTACCCTTGAGCGACTTAAGTATAAATAATATAACAGCAGGTATGAGCTTTTCATATCAAGACTCCGGCTTTATTGAGGGGACTACGCTATTGTTTGATTGTGTAAATGGAACCATATCGAGAAGCGGCACAGACGGAATCAGGTATTTTCAAGGATCCTTCATTAACCTGGTCCCAGGGACAAACACGTTTGAATTTATTGGCGCAACTATTTGTGGGATATCGTTTCTTTTCTATGAGAGGAATCTATAATGCTTAAAAAAACAAGCGGACTCAATAGGGCTATGTTTGGGTTCCGAAGATTTGGATTTATCCGCTTCAGAGAAAAACACCTCACAACATATACTTTTTCAAAGCTATCCAAGGGAACCAAGATTATAGTATATGACAGAAATGACTTGAAGATTGAGGAAATAGGCGATGACACCCAAAAAGGAATATTAGGGAACTGCACATTCGAATTAATAGAAAAAGGTTGCGGCTTTTTTAGCTTTGAATTATTAGACAACCCACAGCATGAGATATTGCATAACTACAGAATAGATATTCATTTATTCGGGGATATTGATCCATGGTATTCAGGCGAGATATTTAAAAGGCCGAGAACAGGATCCACGAAAAAACCATATAAATATAGCGGCTACGGATTTGTATCACAGTTAGACACCTGCAAGGTTAATCAGCGATATAATGCGACTACGTTCCCGACAGCAGCAGACAGGGAAGTCGGAGCCGTAGCTGATCATACAATGAGGACATACATAGAACCGGAAACGAAGATAGTACGACTACGTTCCCGACAGCAGCAGACAGGGAAGTCGGAGCCGTAGCTGATCATACAATGAGGACATACATAGAACCGGAAACGAAGATAGTATATGCAGCGAGCAAAATAGTTGCCGCCGGATTTACGATAACAGATGTCAACTTCGCCAGGACCTCAGCGCAAGAAGCAGTCGAGCAATTATCCAATGCAGCTCAAAATTATCAATACGGAGTAGACGAGGACAGGGAATTCTTCTTCCGGGCCATAGACACAGACGTAAATGCCGATGCCATTAGAAGTGTGGGAAAAAATGTTAATGATTTTACATATAGAGAACCGGACAGCGAAAAGGTTATCAACGAGATTGACGTATTAAATGGCGAGATAACAGACAAATCAAATTATATAACAACTGTATCAGACGCAACCTCACAAGCGACATACGGCAAGAGGTGGGGAAGATACACGATACCAGTTGCCCTGACACTTTCAGATGCAGAGCGCATAGCCAATTATCAACTGAGCATATTGAAGGACCCGGAAACTTCGGCCACATTAAAAAATGTTGAGATCATAAGCCAGACCCGGATACCTGCAGAGGGCAAGGCGAGAATATTCGACAAGGACGGCACTAAATATGAAATGTATATAAAGAAAGTTAAATATAATATATCGTCAAAAGGCATAACAATGGATTGGACGCTTGGCGAGATAGATATACCATTTGAAAACGAAATATTGAAACTATTAAGAAACATAGAAAATCAAGCATTGCTGCAAGCGGCTAACGTCGCCCAATTAAGCTAAAGGAGGATCACGATGCCACTATCAATTAAATACGATTATAGGTTCGACCCATTCACAGAAGCAGATCAGGCCATAGATATAAGTAGCGAGGAAAAGGCCGTACCAAGTAACACCCCATATTATGTGAACTTAGAAGAAGTGCCAAGACAAGACTCGCCATCATTGATAACAGCATACGACGTAACCGGTGGATTGACGCTCTCTGAAATATCAGGAACACCGGCAACCGGCGAATTTAATGTAGACTATAAATACCAAACCGGCAAGGTCAGGTTTAATGCTGCTCAGGCAGGTAACACTATCCGATTTGATTATAAGGGAACCGGCCACATAATAGCCGGAACATTCATAAATATATTATCAGACTGGATTGGCAAAAGTTATACAGTAGAAAATGACCACGATCACGATGGAGTGAACAGTAAAAAAATAGGCTTTACAGATAATCTTTATAGGACTGGTGGAGATGGCGAGCAAAGCACGTCATCTGTTTATGATACCTTTGTCACTTTACTAACTTATGAAAAAATATATATACCACCCGGAACAACTCTTTTAAGCGTATATATTTCAATAAAAGTAGGTGGCGCCGGCGGAACAACTGGATATGTAAGATTAAAGGTGGGTTCAGATGTAGGAGCCTACGCATACACTTCTGTAAACACATATTCAGAGCATCTTGTAACTATAGAAAATCCAGATAGCGGTTGGCAGAGTGTAATAATTGAGGGGGCCAATTCAAATGGAGCACAATCAACATTTGTAAACGGCGACAATATATCAAATATGGTTGCAACTAAATAACCGAAAGGATCAGCTATGAGCGAAGACATCAAATTATCTCACGATGAGTTAGAGGAAATCAAGGATACCATAAAGTTTAGAACAAAAGTGCTTGAGGCCTTGAAAAGCCTTGCCGGAGTGCCGCAAAAAATACTCATTCTTGAGTCACAACAGAAAGTCCAATGGTGGTTTATCGCAGGTATAATTATGGGTATATTAAGTTTGGCATTTAGACTATTGGCTACTAAATAAAATGGAGGACATTATGGACGAACACGAACATAAACATCACTTACATATTGGGTTAGAGTTAACAGCGGCAGTGGTTCGGTTGATTTTAACGGTTAATGATATTATCAAGAAGCTTTTGACTCCACGCAGTATCTATACATCAGTATTTTTTGGAACGCTTTGTTATTTAATTTTAAAGCAATTGCCGATACCTCAACTGCTTAATAGTATCTGCTCAAGTTTGTTTGGCTTCTGGTTCGGAGAACAGTCGGCAAAAAGGCAAATGGAGGTAATGAAAAATGGGAATAAAGAATATAAAGAAGTATCTTAAATA